CTATTCAAGGTTTAGCAGCAAACAATCAGCCAGTTGGTATTTTAAATAAAGTGGGTGTTACGGCTTCTGTAAATCAAGTTGCAGCTGGTGCTCCTACTTATGCAAATGTGGTAGAATTGCAAGGATTGGTGGAAGATGCTGATGCAACTGAAATCTCTTTAGGTTACTTGTGTAATCCTAAATTACGTGCCAAAATGAAAACTATTTCAAAAGGGACTGATATGGGTGGTGCAATTTGCCAAAATGGGTTAATAGATGGTATGCCAACAGTTTCAACTTCATTAGTGAAGAAAATTGCAGGAACGCCAGATACGTATCCGTTGATTTACGGTGACTTCTCTCAGCTTTATGTTGGTGTTTGGGGTGGAATAGAAATCATTGTTGATGCAGTATCTACAGAAGCAGCTTCTAAAGCGTCTGTAAATTTAATCATCAATATGGAAGCTGATGTTCAAATCGCACATCCAGCAGCATTTGCAAAAAATAATTTTATGACTGCATAAGCAGTTTAATATATAGAAAAGAGTTTCGGCTCTTTTCTATTTAATAGTTTAAAAAAATGGCAAAAAAAATAAAGATTGTAGCCTTATTGCCTTTGTTGGCATTTGGATTACCGCAAAGCGAAGGTCAGAGCGTTTCTATTGAAAAGAAACAAGCTGACGAACTTATTGAAGCTGGTTACGCTAAATTGTATGTAGCTTCAAAAGGCGAAGTTCTCACTGAAGAAGAAGGGATTGACGAAGAAGGAACTGACGAAGAAGAAACTCAAGAGTAAGTAACAGTAAAAAAACTAAGGTATGATGACTCATTTTTATACATCCGTAACGGCCGAAGCTCCGATTCTTTCTTTGGAAAAAGCGAAGAAACAACTTCGTCTCGACGCTGACAATACAGACGAAGATGATTTGATAACGTCTTACATCGATGCTGCGCAAGTAGCTTGTGAGGATTATATAAATCGTGGGATTGGGAAACGTAATTTCATAATGGAATTACGTGCTTTTCCAGAAAATATAATCTTCGAACGTAATTATGAAAATGATGTCATCACTAAAGTTGAGTATTACGCACCTGGAGCAACAGCGCTTACGATTTTAGCAGTTGATCAGTATAAATTGCGCAATTCTAATATCGTGGAATGTTTTGATATTAAGTTCTTGTCGTTACCGGAAACGGATAAAAGGGATGATGCTGTAATCGTAACAGTTGAGCAAGGTTTTGCATTAGCGCAATGTCCTAAACCTATTTTGCAAGCCATCAACTTAAAGCTTTCGGATTTTTACGAACGCCGTGAAGATCGTGAGCAAGGGAATAATCCTGCATCCAATAATTTACTGAGAAAGTACCGAAAATATTAATTATGGAAAAAGCACCTTTCATAGGCCAAATGGACCGTAAAATTCAGATAGTAAAGTTTGTGGCAACACGTAACTCTACTAATGAAAAAGAAGTTACTCAGGAAGTAATTGCGGAACCGTGGGCACACATGATGGATGTTTCAGGAAGTGAAGATGTCGAGGGAAAAATACGGTATTTGGTGAATAAGAAATTCACAATTCGATACAATCAAATTGTGAATAATCTAAAAAACCAATTGGGATTGTTGTATGAAGGAAAGTTATATGACGTAGTTAATGTCATCGAAATTGGACGTAAGGCGCACCTGCAATTAATCGTGAAAAACTATGAGTAATTTAGGAATCACAGTAACTGGTTTTCCTGAACTTAAAGAGAAGATTAGGGAACTGGCAAACGATAAAGACAAGAAAAAAGAAGTCCTTCTTATTCTACGTCAAGTAGCACGTCCTTCGCTTGTAGCGGCACGAAATGCGGTTCCAATAAGTAGTAAATCACATATTGCACGGGGCAAGAAAATTGAATCTGGAAACCTTAAAAAATCGCTTGGGTTAATTACGTCTAAATCGAGTAATCCAATGATTTTAGCAGGTCCTAGAGCAAAAAACGGGAACGATGGTTGGTACGGTCACATGGTACACGGTGGGCACGCTATTTATCGTAATACGGAGAATATCCGTAGAACGCTTCGAAACGGACGTAAAAAAAGCGTGTTGGCCCGTGTTACTAATAAACGCAAAGGAAATACGGTTGGGCGTGTGCGAGCAATTCCGTTTATGGATATTGCATACGAACAAACAAAAAACACTGTTACGGCTGACGCTCAGGATAAAATGGCAAAATTTATTCAAAGAAGGATTAATAAACTAAGCAACTAATGTTAGAACTATCAGACGAAATCACGGACTTTTTATTAAGTCAAACGGTTTTTACAACCGTAATGGCGGATCGTTTATCGCCTGTAGTTTCTTCGGCTGATGAAACCTATCCTTTTGCTAATTATGTAATTCGGGAGCAGTCTGGGCAAAGTTTAGACGGTGACGCGTATAGTGTGACATTATTGTTTTATTTCGAACAAAACAGCTATCGTAAATGTGTGGCTTTTTTGGACCAAATGAAACCTATTATCAAAGAAAAATACGATTGGTTAAACTCCGAAATTGAATTTGTAGAAGTAGATCAGTCTTTTGTGGGAATTATTAATTTTAATAAAATATAGAAATTATGGCAGGAAATACTTATGCTGGAAAAAATTTAAGAATTAGAGTAGCTGGAAAAACAATCTTCCACGCTACAGAATGCACATTCACCACTTCACGTAACATGGAAAGCATCGCTTCCAAAGATACGAACGGGGAGCAAGTAACACCAGGAAATTATACTTGGGGCGTTTCTACAAACTTTTTAGTAGCGAATAAGCCTGCTGCTTCAACTACTCAAATGGGAACAAAAGAAGTTATTGATATTTTTCAAAATGGTACTGAAGTTGAAGTGCAGTTTTCGACTAAGATAGTTGGTGATGTAATAATCACAGGACAAACCTTCATTGAAGGAATGAACATGTCGTCAGGAACTAATGGAGTAGCAACTGGGGATTGCTCTTTCAAAGGAAATGGTGACTTTGTAACAAGTTTAGTTGTATAATGGACGAAATCGTTTTACAATTAGGAAGTAAAAGTTTCAAGCTGAAATTCGGCTTGAAACTTTTTAGAATTTTGGGTCGCAAATGGCAATTACCAGGCATTGATGAAGTCGTGCAAAAAATTGCTGTTTTAGATTCGGCTGACGGAAAACTGACATTTGAGCAAATTGATGTTTTAGAAGTGATTTTAGTCTCGGCGATCGAGTGTGGCGGGAACGATGTAAACCTATTTGAATTTGATATTATCGATGAGTTTTTTAAAGATTCAAAAGCGCTAGATAACTTTAAAAACGCATTGGTCAATTCGATGCCAACTAAAGAACCTGCTGACGAGGGAAAGTAGAAGGTCACGAAAGTGACGAACCACCATTGCCTTTAACCTGGGACAAACTAGAACAAATAGGATTAGGCGAACTGCGAATGACATTCAAAGAGATGTATGCGCTTACACCGCGTTCTTTTTTTAATGCCGTAAACGGCCAACGAAAAAAAGAAGATGCTTTCTCGAAAGAACGCTGGATAATGACTCGTGAAATTATGTATGCTGTAATGCGTCGTTATTTAGAAAAAGGGATCGAAAAACATGATGTGCTTACCTTTGAATGGGAAAAAAAACAGTTACAAAAAATAGCTGCTACAAAACAAGAAACAATATTTGAAGACCTTGAACGCATGAATACTTTTTGGGAGAAACAAGATAATGCGAAAGCAGAATAATACTTTTTTATTTTTTATTTTTTATTTTTTTTTAGATGTAAAACCCAAATAGAGATATTTGGGTTTTTTGTTTTATGTAACAAAGTTGAATTATTCAACCTTTTAAAACACACCCTAAAACTACTTTTAACCCTTAATTAAAAGTAGTCACATGGCATCATTAGCGAGTATCAACATTCGATTTGCAGTTGACCTTCGGGAGTTTTCCTCGGAGATGCAAAATTCGTTGAGAACTATTGATAAAGTAGGGCAAAAGTTTCAAGCAGTTGGACGTTCTATGTCCGCTTTTGTGACGTTGCCAATATTAGCAGCAGGAGCGGCAGCCGTGAAGTTTGCCAGTGATTATCAGGAGTCGTTAAATAAAGTAGATGTCGCTTTTAAATCTAATTCTACTCAGGTAAAAGAATTTTCAAAAAGCTCTTTAGAAAATTTTGGTATTGCTGAAGGCACCGCTTTAGATATGGCTGCTGCTTATGGCGATATGGGTACCAGTATGGGATTGACTACGGGTCAAGCAGCTAAAATGTCTACTTCTTTAGTAGGTTTAGCTGGGGATTTAGCATCGTTCAAAAACATCTCTATTGACATTGCAAATACTGCAATATCAGCAATTTTTACAGGAGAAACAGAAAGTTTGAAAAAGCTTGGTATTGTAATGACTGAAGTTAATTTAAAGCAATTTGCTTTGAATTCTGGTATCAAAAAGAATTACGAGCAAATGTCGCAAGCTGAAAAAGTACAATTGCGGTACAATTATATTTTATCAGTTACTAAAAATGCACAGGGCGATTTTGAGCGTACACAAGGCGGTGCAGCGAATCAAACAAGAATATTCACTGAATCCTTAAAGCAAATAGGACAGCAACTTGGAGCGGTTATTTTGCCTTTGTTTACTCAGGTAATTACTGCGGTTAATGAAAAAATAAAAGCATTTTCGAAGCTTTCTGAAAGTACTAAAACAACTATCGTGGTTATTGCAGGATTAGTGGCTGTCATTGGTCCGTTGTTGTTAGGAATTGGTGCAATACTTTCTATCATTCCTTTTGTTGTAGCTGGATTTGCAGTTATATCTGGTGCAATAGTTCCTATTTTGGCGGGATTGGTTTTATTGACTGGTGCTTTATTGATTGCGAAAAATGCTTTTGCTGATACTGCAAAAGCGGTGGTTACACTTACGGATAATCAAAAGTTAATCCAGAAAGTTACAGACGAAGCAACTGCTTCTATTGTAGATCAAAAGGCTGAACTGGAAAACTTATTGATTACGGCTCGAAATGAAAATGAAACAAAAGCCAATAGACTGAAAGCAATTCAGGCTATTAATAAGATATCACCTGAGTACCTGGGGAATCTTACTCTTGAAAATATAGGTACGGATAAAGCTCGTGTGGCTATTGAAAAATACAATGCAGCACTTATTTCAGGTGCAACGGCTCGTGCAGCTTCTCGATTATTAGAGCAAAACCAATCTGATAAAATTAAGGCGGGTTTTGAGCGTGAAAAAGCATTAGCAGATTATAATGCAAAACGTGAAAACGCTATTGGGCAAGGTTGGGAAGCTGAAAAAGCATTCTATGAAGAAAACAACCGTTTGATGCAATTTGCAAATGAAGCGTTGGACCGTAAAAATGCAAAATACGATTCGGAAGCTAAATTGCTTACGGAAATCTACAATAAAAACAAGCAAAATTTAGACTTACTAAACGGAAATACGGTAACACCGGATGTTGTTCGTGAAGCAAAAGTAAAAAAAGAAAAAGCAGTAAAAGCACCTTCTAATTTAACCGCTCTTAATAGTACTTTACCAGTTGCAGTGTCGGCAGGAAGTATTGAATCCTATGATCGTGAAATTGCAAAACTAATTGAGTTTAGAGATCAGTTTGCCACTACTGCCGAACAGGTAAAGCTAGCAAATGAAAAGATTGCAAATGTTGAATTTGCTAAGGCTTTAAATTTTGATCCGACTTCTTTGATTACAACCACTGAAACTACTGAAGAAATGATGCTTCGTTTAGCGGCAGCTGTCGGTGGTGCATCTGCTTCTATGGTTGCTGATCAAGAAAGAATTATGACTACAGGGCAATTGCTTTCTGAATCAGTAGGAAGTTCATTTAGTGCTTTGGGCGATAGTATGATTGCTAGTTTAGGTTTGGCTTCAACTGGACTTGCGGGTTTTGCTTCTACAATGCTTAAAACATTAGTTGATTTAATTCAAATGGTTGTAAAGCAAATAGTAGTTAATCAGGCATTGGCTATGAGTAATTCTATTGCGGGTGCAACTGCTTCTGGTGCGGCTACAGGACCTGGAGCTATATTTACCACACCTGCGTTTATAGCTACCGCTATTGGTGGGGTTTTAGCTGCTTTTGCTGCGATTCCTAAATTTGAAACGGGTGGTATTGTTTCCGGTTCTTCAATGTATGGAGATAAAATCCTTGCTCGTGTAAATAGCGGTGAAATGATTGCTAATGACAAACAACAAAAGAACATTTGGGCGGCCATGAATACAGGTGGTGGCGATGTAAGTATTGTTCCAAGTATTAAGCTGGTAGGTTCTGATTTCTTAATCATGTTTGAGCGCGCTCAGGCACGTAAAAACCGCATAGGATAATGGCTTCGTATTATATCGACATAATAGACACTACAAGTCCTTTGACTAAATTAGTCCTAGAGGATGCCTCTGCGTCTGGAATTGTCTTGAAGTGGAACGGTGGTGACTCTAAGGATGAAATGGCTATTATAAGCAGTGAATTTAACTTTGATATGTTGACTAAAACTGCTAAAGATGCGGCTTTTATCGAATTCTTTACAGGAGATGAACATCGTTATAAGGTTTTAGTTAAAAATGATGTGGATGACAGTATTATTTGGCAAGGTTATATTTTACCCGATTTATACAGTGAACCATACAAAAACGCATGTTTTTTTGTTTCGTTTACGGCTACTGATGGTTTAGGTCGATTGAAAGGGAAATACCTTCCGGAAGAGTATTATTCCCGTGAAAAATCCTTAATTGATATTTTTTGTCAATGTTTGAAATTAACAGGGATTGAGCTGGATTTGTATTTTAATCCGGCCATTGAAAATTTTACAAATAAAGATTGGAATACCATTTATGTTGATACGGCCGATTTTTTGAACAAAGAAAAAAAGCAAGATGCTTACAAGATCCTTGAAACGTTATTAAAAGATACGCTGTCTGTTGCTTACCAAGCAGACAACCGCTGGTATATTGAAGGGGTAAATACCCGCCATTTACGTAAAGTAACCTATAAAGTGTATGATGTTACGGGAACGCTATCAGGGAACGTTGTTTATAATCGTTTATTAAAGCAAATCACAGCATTAGTAACGCCAACTGTTACTATTATACCTCCTTACAACGAAATCACAATTACACATCCAAAAATAGAGCCTTCGATACCTAAAACCGCAAGTAAAGAAAAAAATGATGGTTGGGCAATAGTTACAGGTGTCAAGGGCACTATTTACAACTCGGAGTGGGTGGGTCACGGTGGCTTGTATGCAATTTGTGATAAGCCTGATTATTATACGCGTATCTATAATGAAGGTTATTTTACAGGATTAGGATCTGTTTCTTATGCTCAGGACAATATGCGTTGGGTTTCCTTAAAAGAAAAAATATACTTTGTAAAGGCGCAAAAAATCACGTTTAATCTCGAGTTTAGTATTGTAAAATTCGTTTCGGTAGTTTCTGATGTGATTGATTATGAGTTGTGGAAAAATCCTTTTAAGTACGAAATTGTACTGAATAACGTGGTTGTTTTTACCAATTTTAAAGAAAACGTTTCGGATAATGAAAATATGTTTTTTGAAAATAGCGGTACTTTAAAAAAAGAATTTCAACATATTGTTACGGCTGATTCTTTGCTTGATATTCGAATTTATGCGCCTTTTGGATCGTTTATTACAAATAAAATTATGGCTATCGAGTTGCGATCCGCATCAGTATCGGTAATAGGGTTTAAAGAAGAGGAAATTATTAAAGATTTAATTAGCGGCGATTTTACTGTTGATAAAGAATTAGAATTGACTTATGGTGATGACAAATCAGGAACCTCAAAAGGGTTTCGATTAAAAAAGCTTAAAGAACAAACTACTTTTTTTAACGCTATTCAAGCGCCTATTTTATATGGCTTTGCAAATAATGGAAAGTTTTATAGTGTGGTGAGTTTGCAAGATGCGAATTTAATTGATGAAAACCGTTTTCAAGTTTTTAAAGAAGGTGTTTTGATTCCTGTTATAGATGTTTTTTACAATTTTAATGATGGCGAGCAAATGGTTGTTGAAACAGAAATAGCATATACTTCAGGTTTTTTTGTATTACATAAATATGCTGTTAACGATTTACTTGATAATAGAACAACCTGGCAACAATGGACTGATGCTATTTATCAAATAGAAAACACATCGTACGCTAAAACAGTATCTAATATTTACCGAAGAATGTTTAATGCAGCACACGAAAAAATCGATTGTGTGGCTTTGAATGCCGTAAAGTTTAACGATGTTGTTTTGTTTAAATATGTGTACCCTAAAGATTTTTACCTGCTTAATTGCAGTTGGAATCTTGACCAAAATAAAACTACTATTACAGTAGGGCGCTCGATTTATAAAGATGCTACAGCTACCGTTCCAGGTGATGATAATGTGCCGCCAATTGTATTAGCTGTTGATGATATTTATTTAACCGATTTGCAAACTACAGCTCCTCTCATGGCAACGGCTTATGATCCTGATGGGTTTATTGCTAGTCAGCAATGGACTAAAACAAGCGGGCCTTTTGGGGATGTAATTACTACGCCTTTTGCCTTGAATACTGATTTAACCAATTTAACTGGTGATTATTATACCTATCAAATTCAGGTAACGGATAATAGTGGTGCTACGGCATTAGATACAGTAAATGTAATTCGAAAAAAAGACTATCAAATCATTTTTGAACAGCTGTATTACAACGAGATTGAAACGCTTGAGAATCATGCTGTGCAAGCACGATATAAGCTTGTAATTAATCCGAACATTCCTGCGGGTTTTGTGCTGAACCTGCAAGGTATTTACAAAACATTAGTAGAAGTAAGCCGCTGGAGTGTTTACGGTTATTTGCTTATTGAAAAAAACGGGGTGGTGCTCGAGGAATATGTGCATTTTGGAGCTTTTTCCGTGCCAGTGACACTGAATTATATCGCTACTGATGAAATATATTTTACAATAGAGGTAAGCGCTACTGCAGGCTCTTTAAGTGGCGAAACAGCTTCGTTTGCTGGTATTAATTCAAGCGTGAAATTTGACATCGCGACATTTATAAATGGTCAAGGAACAGTAATAAATTTGCCTGTAAGAATAGAAATTCGAGCGGCTGTAAGAGGGTAAGATGGAGCAAGACATAAAAAGAATAGGCTTAGGAAACAGTAAGTTTCCATCCATAACAGAAAGAGATATTAAGGAGCCTAAAATTCCTTTTGATTTTAGTACTAACGAAATTACGTTTGATCAAGAAGATAGAACGTTTGACGAAAACCCGAACGAATAATGGCATTACAAAAGCTTTTTTTAGGAACAACAACCGGAGATAAAACGGGTACTGGCGCAAAAAGTGCGGGCCAAATGATTAACGCCAATTTCGATTATCTCGAAGCTAAAATCGATAATGTTAATAAAGTAGTTTTACAAACAGGACTGTCATTGGTTGATCAAACCTTAACAATGATTACGGGTTGGCAATGGCTTATAAATGGAGTTTTGTATATAAATCCTTTTGCGGTTTCAATTATAATTCCTTTTTCCACCGCAGGAAAGCAACGCATTGATTTGATTGTTGTAAACACGTCAAATACATTTACTCGCATTGCGGGAATTGAAAGCATTTCTAATCCTGTAGCGCCTACAATGCTAAACGATACAATTCAGGCTACTTTGATTCTTGTTACTGATGGCGTTATTGAAATAACTAAATCCGATAACTATAAACATTCCCACAACATATTCAAATTCATCCAAAAAGGATTTGGAAACATTAACCTAGCCAGCAACGAAATAAACGACATATTTTGCGGATGGTCAAACGATGGAACATTACGATATCCAGAAGCTAAGTGGTTGGGTGGAGCATTGAATAATTCAGATAATTTCAAACCATTAATAACAATAATTATAGAATAATTAATCATGAAAAAAATACTTTTTTTACTACTACTTATTAGTTCCATTTCGTACGGACAAGCTATTGCTCCTACACGAGTGAAAATCACGAACAATGTCATCAGTACTTCGGCTCCATTTATTAACGCACAAGAAACAGATGGTTTTGTAAATAAAATAAACAAAGCAGACCTTATCGAGTACCTAGAATTTGCAAGCGCGGTAAATTTACCAGTTACGGGCGTAGTAGGTAAATTATATTTGATTAAAGACAATAACCTATTGTATCGTTGGAACGGAACCGTTTACACTACAATAACCGCAGACGTATCGGGAAAAGAAAACACGGCAAACAAGCAAAATAGTTTAGTTGTTGATGGCGCGGGAGTTAAGTTCCCAACAGTAGACGCGGTTAATGCGGAGGTTATTAAAACAACGGGGGATCAAACAAAAACAGGGCGATTAAAGTTAGGTAATGGTACTTTTTCAACAGATGATTCCTCTTTGTTGATTAATAGAGTTTTATCTGGCAACGGTGGCACTACTGGCTTTCACGCTATTAGAGATGAAAGTATCTATAACGGTAGTGGTACGGGCTTACTTTCTTATGCTTCTTTTGATGCTATACCAAATTATATAGGCGCATCAAATTACGGACATTTACACGGCTTTCAAGCTAGACTTACTTTTAATGGTAGCGGTAGTATAGGCGTAGTAAGATCTCACACTTCGCAAACAACAAACAACGGAACTGGTGCTATTTTGGAAAATATAGGGTACAACGTTTCAGACGCTATAGGTACGGGCGAAGTTCGTAATAATATAGGGCTATATATTGAAAATTTAACTAAAGGTAGTATATCAAATTTTGCTATTTATTCAGCGGGTGCGACAGCTTCATATCACCAAGGTAAATGGGAAACAGGAGGCGAAATTAAGGCGGGGGGTAAATTATCGGGTTCTAATTTTAAAGATAGCGAAGGTGCAAATTCTATAGTATTAGGAGTTACGCCCGCAATCGCTGCAAACCACAATCGTTTAGCAATTTTAGGCTACGGGGCTGGGTTTACATTAAGTAATTCAGTACCGACAGATTATAATACTTATTTAGGCGCTTGGGCGGGGGCGGTTAATTTATCTGGAAGTAATAATACGAGCGTAGGGGCTTACGCGGGATATAATCAAGTAGGTAGCGGGAATGTTAATTTAGGAAAAGAGGCTGGTTATTTTGAAACAGGGAGTAATAAATTGTTTATAGACAATGATAAAAGAGTAAATGAAGCAGATGCAAGGGTAAAATCATTAATTTACGGTCAATTTGATGCAAATCCAATAAACCAATTTTTAAATGTAAACGGAAATTTAAACATTAACGGAAATTTAATATCTCCAACACTCACAGGCGTACCAACCGCGCCAACAGCTACCGCAGGGAGTAATGGTTTACAAATAGCAAACAAGGAATATGTATTGGCTAATGGATCAAGACCATATAAATCTTATGTGGCTATTATAAATCAATCTAGCACAGGTGCTCCAACAATTACAACTTTAGAAAATACACTTGGAGCTACAATTATACCAACTAGAATTAGTGCTGGAAGTTATTTACTTACTTACTCAGCAACCGTAGCTGGTAATGGTTATGCTACAATTAACGGAGATAGATCAGCATCAGGCCAAACACCACCTACTAGATATGGTATAAGTGTTGGAAACACAAGTATAACTATATCTTCTAGCATATTTAATTCAGGTTTATCTTTATTTGAATCAGTTGACGGGATATTAAGCAGTGCATATATTGAAGTAAGAATTTACTAATTAAAAAACCCAAATTAACATGACAAAATTTTCACCACAAGCCGTAGCATTAGAAACCCCAAGATGGGCAAAAATAATGTTTAGAATAGTGTTTTTATTAACAACTGCTTTCACGCTATTTATAGCAGGAACAAACTTAATTGAAGAAAATGTAAAGTTTGAATTGATGTTAGCCGTAAAATCATTAGACGTTATGATTTACGGAATTAGTAAAATGTTTGGAATAGAAAAAGAACAATAATTATGGATTTAGAAAACTTAAATTTTAAAGCAAAAGACCTTATCAGTTTTGCCGTTTATATTATTTCGCTCTCTGTTTATTTCTTATCAATGAACGCAAAAGTCGACAGAGTAACTGAGGCCGTTGACGATCTAAAAACAGAAAAAAGAGAAGTATCTAGCGAAAGCAAGGCGTCGAGTTTTATTACTCAAAACGATATAAAAGCTTTAACGATAAGAGCCGAATTAAACAGGCAAAACATTGAGATCATGAAAAGTGATATTGAAATGTTGAAAATGCAATATAACAATAGAAATAATAACTAATCATGGACAAAATAACCTTAGAAAGAATAAACCAGTCACACCCAAAAATTAGAGAAGAGCTTGCTGTGCATTACGGTCAAGCAAATGGTTTATTAGGGAAAGGATGCCGTCTACGTTTTGCTTATGTTTTACGAACTGATAAAGAGCAAGATGTGCTTTATTCTTTAGGGCGTACAAAAGTAAATCCAGATGGTAAGTCAGCTAAAAAACCGTTAGGCAATATTGTCACCAATGCAAAAGGTGGCCAATCAATTCATAATTACGGATTAGCTTTTGATATTGTTTTGCTATATGACAAGAACGGCGACGGGGTTTTTGAAACAGTTAGTTGGGATATGGTAAAAGATGGTGACGACGATGGAAAAGCCGACTGGATAGAAATTGCAAATTTCTTCAAATCAAAAGGATATGAATGGGGCGGAGATTGGAAATCTTTTAAGGACCTTCCACATTTTCAAAAATCATTTGGCTTTCATTGGAAAGTCTTGAAAATGAAAAAAGATAACAACACTACGATTGTAAACAACGGAATTACTTACGTAAAAATATAGATCATGTCAACAAATTTATTTAGTCCTTTTTACAAAGAAGCCTTGAAGTATCTTGGTTGGGTATTGTTGTTTGCAGTATTATGGTTCAATGGATGCTCTAGTAGTAAGTCAACGTTACAAACTGCAAAAGTGAAAGTTCCGGAAGTAAGAGCAAAGTTTAAAGCTAAAAAGCCAGCTCATGAGCCAGTTATTTCTAAAATCAAACATACTAAAAAAAGAGAGACTATTTATAAAGACAATCCCATTGATAAAAAGTTGATAGCTGAAAACGAAAAGCTAAAACAGGAATTTTCTAAAGAAACTGATTCTTTAAAAAAAGAAATCTTATTTGCAAAAGTGGCGCAACTTAATAAATTCTCTACCAAATTTGAAGATGAAAATTTAGTTTTAAATATAAATGGAATTGTCCAGGGCGAAGTAAAAGAGATCACGCCAAACTATATCATCAAGGAAAAGAAAATTGAAGTTCCGGTAAAAGTGAAAGAAACGGTTTTTAGGGTATTAGGTGGTATGGAGGTTGGAAATACTGCCCAGTTAAATGCTTTCAAATTAAAAGCAAATTTGATGTTTCAGAACCGGAAGGGGAATATTATCAGCGGTTCATTTGATACTAATCAAACGGTTTGGGTTGGTTATAATATTTCGATTTTTGATGTAAAGAGATAAAAAGAAAAAGTGTCGTATTCGACAACTTTTTTACATTATATAATTTTTGAAGTTTATTGTATATAATTTTCAATAAAATATGTATTATTTTAAAGTGGTCAAATTTGACCACTTTATTTTTTTCTATTTTTCCAACTATCGTTATGGTATTTATCAGACGGGTGCTCATTAAATTTATTCCATAATAATTTGATAATTAATGCTAAAACTGCTACAGTAAGAATAATATCGATCGCTGTCATTTATTTAGATTTGTATTATTCATTTAAAAATAAGTTGTTTTAACCAAATTTACGGTATGATAGGTTTTAATAAGTCGATAATTATTATTAAAATGTAGGTTGTTTTATATTTATTTTTGGTTTCGGAGTGGTTACCGGCGATTTAGCAGTTCATAAATGAACTGCTTTTTCACGTATATTCACGAATAATTAACACAAAAAAATACCTTACAAATTGTCAGGTTCTTATTTTATTGGGTTATACGTGTTTTCGTTTGTGCCTTCTAAGCAGGCGGTCGAAGGTTCGAATCCTTCTGCCTTCACAACAAAACCCACTGGATTCAGTGGGTTTTTTGCGTTTAATGATTTTTGTATTTCTTATTTTCTTACATTTACCACAACAAAAAGCAACATTTTACGACATTTTCACGAACAATTCACGAACATGAAAATAGAAATTAAACTTATTACTTCCCGAAAAGAATCAGCTGAAGGGTTTCCGTTGGTGGTGGAAATCGCGCACCAAAATAAACGTAAATCTAAAACAATTGCTTTTTGTGCAGCTAATCATTTTATCCAGGACGGAAAAACGATTTCGAGCAAGCATCCTGATTATGATGTTTTGGCACCTATCATAATGGAGTTGAAAATTAGAGCTAGAAAACTGATATTAAGCTGTGTTACCGATGTTGAAAAAACATATCAAGACATGTTTGCTATGGATTTTTCGCAAATTGGATTTTTAGATTATGCTAATAAATTGATTGCTGAAATGAAAAGCGTGGCTGAAAATGTAGGGAAGTATGATTTGAAGGCTAAAAATAAATTATTAGGAAACATTAGGTGTTATGATAATGTGATCGCGCAATTCGGGAATTTTGGTAAAAACGTCTCTTTGCAAAATTTGGATTATGAAATTTTAATGCGTTTTAAGAACTACAATATTAGCATTGGGAATTCGAAACCTACGATACATTTGTATTTGCGCACTTTGCGCTCTATTTATAATAAAGGAATTCTGATGCACAAGTTTGCGGACCAAAAGCCATTTAATGGCGTTTTTGATGGATTGAAAACCAGAAGCTTTGATTCTCAAAAAAAGTACCTTGATCGTGAAACATTGGTAAAATTGGAAAATTTAGACCTGAAAAATGAAAAGCAGAAATATGTAGATCTATTTTTGTTGCAGTTTTATTTTGGTGGTTGTGATTTGATTGATTTGTATTACCTGAAAAAAAGACAAATACGTAAAGGGCGTATTGTTTTTGAACGTACTAAAACGAATACTGGAACCCGAATTGATTTGAAAGTGCACCCAAAAGCAAGCGCGCTATTGGCAAAATATCCAAATGATGGTGATTGGTTGTTCCCCTGGAAAAAAGAGAATGAATCCTATATTACTTTTCGCAGGAATTACCAAAGGGATATTTTGATAGTTCAAACAAAAAATAAGATTGAAGTGTTGCCTGATGGTGGTAATCTTGCTATAAAAGTGGCTCGCCATACCTTTGCTAACTTAGCAAAAACCCTGAATATTGAAACCGATGTGATCCGGGAACTTATGGGCCACGAGCGGGACGATGTTGATAATTACTACAAAGACAAATATCCTGAAGTTGTACGGGATAAAGCGCTGTTTGATGTTATTGGATAAATAGATTTTATTAGTTTAGTTTTTAATTTTAAACTGATATAAATATGAGTATTGTCTATTCATCTTTAGTTTCGAAGTTGATAGCGTATTCGTCTTTAAAAAATTTAGCTAGTGAATTCCATGTTTTTACAGTACTAATTTTTCTTTCATTAAAAAAAAAGCAGAAAACATTGTCTTCTACATTAAAAGATAAATATTTAAGATAAGCGTTGTCATAAGACTCGACAAAACGCTGCATTAATTGATGTTTTAAAGATTTTTCAAGAATACTGATATAAATAATAGTTTTATCTTCTGATTCTAATTTAAAATCAAAGATATGTTTTATAGTTAATGCTAATTCCTTACAATAGTTTTCAGGAATACTACTTGCTTTAGCAATAACCATTTCAACAACGTTTTCTTGTAAGAAGTCGTTGTTAAAATGCATTTTTTCGTTATCTAAACTTTCGAATGCAAGAATTGTAGTATTTACTTGTGGTGTAGTTATAATAAAACGAGAGCTTTCAGGGCTCTCGTCATGCTGTGTATAATTTAACATATGCTAATCTCTATTGAATACTTAAAGAACCAGATTTGTAATCACATACTAGCTTGGTTAAACGTTCAGCTTTTTCTGCCATTAATTTGTTCAACTTAAACTTTGTCTCATCCGAAACAATGTTTTTAGGAACAAATTCAATTCCCTTGGTGTTAAACTTCTTTTCCATTTTTTCTTTAGTTTACTTATTTTTTTCTTTCTCTTTTTGAGGGTGCAAAGGTAATTTTTTTATTTGATATAAAAAAAATAAAAATTTTAAACTTTTATTTAAATTAAATAATTTATTAACACTTTGTTCCCACACAGTAATATTATTAAATATTTTTTGTATTACAATATTTTTTATGATTTTTAACACTTATATAATTACCACAAAGGCAAATGTCCTGAAGCTGTACGGGATAAAGCGCTGTTTGATATTATTGGCTCTTTTGAGTGTTTATAGTAGGTTTATGTTTTGCTTTTAAAAAGAGTAAAGGTGTTTTTTATTAATTCTTTTTTGTCTTCTTTAACTTCTAGGGTAATATATCCGTCATAAGTATAGATTCTAAATTTATTGATAGGATTAATTGAAAGTAGATTTATTTGTATGTCTGAAATTATATACTTTGTAAGCAGCCTATTGGCGCAATCTAGTCTAGACCCTTGTTTTAATTCTAATGTTTCATTGTTTTCTAGTAATAATATTATTTTATCTTCATTGTTATTAATGCAAAGCATCCCTCCTATTTGAATATCAAGTTGAAGTATTTTTGTTGCATTAATTTGTTTTAATGATAAAAATATGTTGTTAAATAATCCTTTTGCAATATTATCAGTTCCTTGCCATTCAGTATTTTTTGAAGCGTTTACTTGGATAATGTTGTCTTTTGTAAACTCGTCAACATATCTTGTTGAAATTTGTTGTGAAAAAATTGAACAACTGAAAAATAAAAAAATCAAGGTTGTTTTAATTTTATCAATCATAAAAGTATTTTTTTTTCATAAAAGTAATTTTTCTTTCAAATATAATTATTTTAATCTTCGTCTTCAAAAAAATCCTTAAATTCAATACTGTTTTTTCTTAATAAACTTTGAAGTTTATGAATTTCTTTTAATAATTTACTTTCTCTTTCAATACAATTGACATATTTTGTCAGATCTAAATTAGGATCAGTATAAACTGCGGGTGGTTCTTCTATTTTATTCTCGTCACTTCCTAAAATCCTTTTCTCAAAAAACTCTATAATTTCATTTAGCGAATTCTCTTGCGGGTTCTTGCTTGTTCCGTTTAATATTCTTTGGATGCCAGCTTCGGTCAATTTTGTGTTTTTAGAAATAGTATTTGCGCTAATCTTTAATTCTTTTTGATTTTTCAACACAAAATTTAATTTTTCTTGTTTATTTAAGTCGTACATTATTAGGTAGTTATAAATTAATATTAAATAAGTTTGCATTTTTATCGATATAATATGTATTTGTATCGATACTTTAATTATATTTGTCCTGTCAAATAATACAAATGAACATTACAATATGTGTGCCAACCTTGACAAGACAATACAAATATATGAAAAACTTGATACAAATTGACCCTGTTGATGACGAAATGGCTTTGCTAGGTAATGCTGTTTTTATTTTAAACAACTACAAAAAAGTAGGTTTTGTAAAAAGAGAATCTTTTGTGGAGCTAATTATGGATGAAGATAAGTCTTACCATACACTGCAAGGAATGCAGAAATTAAATAATTTTTGGGCCGGTCGTGTAAAAGATAAATCCTTGAATGAAGATTTAACTCGAATTCTTGAAAACATGAAATCGGAATAATTATGTCAAAACTTAACTACATAAACGCAACTGATTTTATTGAGACGCTTAAATCTCATGGACTCGTAATTGTTTCTATTCGGGAATTTGAAGCGGGAAAAGATTTGTTGCGTAAAAAGCTGATGCGTAGAAAAGCGCTTTCGCTTAAGGAAATTGCAGACAATAAATTGCTTCCTGTGAAGGATAAAAAAACGGTTAATGACTGGATTATTAATGAAAAAATAAAACCTACTGAAACTTATCAAGAAGCAGGCGGATGTAAAAGAATAATGGTTTTAACAAGTGCAATAAGAAGATTAGGTTATGAAGACTGAAATAATAAAAACTACACCTGAAATAAAGGAAATCACTGTGATTGATGAAGTGGTTGTACAATGCAAAGGTGTTATTCTTTGTTACCCAGAAGCATATTTTGAAATGATTGAAACCTGTAAACTATGCGGAAAATGTGTGTAATACAACTAAATGCTCCTGCAGTAATAAAAACGCCTGAAGAGCAATCGATTTTTGATCGCTATAAAAAGTGGTTGTATGAAGATGTTATACCTGGTCATATTGTAGAAAATTTTACAGCTGAAGTGCAAAAATTTAAACATAAAAAAAAATAAATCATGGAAATAGTAATGTTGATTTTTTGGTTTGTGATCATAGGTATTGCAGCTAGTATTTTGTTAATCACTTCTTGCTTTTTATTCTCTCTAGTAATTATTTTCTACAAAGTGTACTGTAAAAAAAATTCCAATAATCCCGATTTGTACAACGGTAAACTGGATTAGTTATATATAAATTATATGACAGAATATCGATGTTTTTATTTGGTGGGAAATCATGTATGCCAGAAGATTTTCGAAGATTTTAAGTAGTAACTAAATAATTAAATATAGAATGGAAAAACAAATTTTACAAAGCGAAAGCGCCAGCGATCGATTGGAACAGTTGAAAAATTCGGCTGAAAAAGTAGAAGCATTCTCTTATCCTAGGGAATTGTCTACTGGCGAAATTCAAGAACTACAATCGCACTTGTCGCAGGACATGATAACCGTGGACCAGGAAGAACAAAAATTAAAGGTTGCAAAAGAGATTTTTAAAGCTGCAACGAAGCCAGTAAAGCAAACCATTGCTAAAAACTTGCAAATGATTCGAACTCAAGTTGAAGAAGTTAATGAAGATGTTTACCTATTAAAAGATGTCGAAGAAAGTAAAATGGGATATTATTCTAAAGAAGGCAAGCTTGTTTTTGAGCGTAACCTGCGCCCAGAGGAACAACAGTACAGTATTACGGATCATTTGAGAAAAGCGCAATAATCATGGAAAAAGAATTGAAAATTACCGTAGAAAATGGTGTGAAGGAATTGGTCATCTTGAATGGTGCTGCCGAACCTGTTTATCATTTAAAAAGTATTGATGTAAAAGATGCTTCAATTGTAGCAGTACATGAATTTTTAGTAAAAAAGGGTATTGAGAATGAAGATGTAATGAACTCTAAGATTGAGTTTTCATATAATGAATTGTTTTTGAACTTGTATTATTCTATTCGTAGAAGAAATCCTGACACGATCAAGGGGGTTTTAAAGTTGCATCCTGATTTAAAGAAATTTGATATTAATGGATCTAAAACGTACAACACTTTTGAATTGGCTGATTTTATCAAAATGAATCGCCATTATTTTGAAAACAAAGAATACGCAATGAAATTAGTTTCTGAATTGCGTGGTTTTGAAGGTAAGGTAAATAGAGATATTGAAGCTAAAGCAGATACTAGAGGAAATGCAAAGATGTTGATTAATCAGGTTGTAGAATCTAATATTCCAGCTGGATTTCATTTAGTTCTTCCTGTTTTTGTTGGTCAAGAAAAAGTAAGGCTGGCGGTTGAGATAAATATTACATCAGATTTCAGTTGTTCATTGATTTCTCCTGATTTAAAACAATTAATTGATGAAGAAACGAAAGTAATCATTGGCGGTGAATTAGATAAAATCAAACTATTGCAACCGGATTTAAAAATTTTTGAATTATAAAATTATGAATACAACCACTTTTAACCTTGAAAAAGCCAAAATAATAGAAGATGCTGTGTGCGTGGAGTTTGGTTGTAGTATTTACGAAATCGTGTGTTTTAAAAATACTTTTTTAAAGAAAGTGGTTGTTTTTCTTTTATCTAAAGTTCACGGTTACAATAAGCGAAATATTGGGCACAAGTACCAAATCACATATTTGTATGTGCCTACGGTTGTAGCGGAACTGGAATGGCAGTTTAAGAATGTTCAGGCGTTCCAGGTGTCGATTAATAATGTTTGTAAAAAAATAGGGTATGAGCAGGATTTGGACTTTGCAGGAAGATAATATTTTGCGTGAAAAATATCCTGATTTATTGACTTCTGATTTGGTTAATTTTTTACCAGGTAGGACATATTCAAGTATTACTGGTCACGCAAATGTTTTAGGAATAAAAAAAAGTGAATTGTTTTATTCCCTTGGTATGGGTGGTCGAATATCAAATTGTAATGACATTGGTATCGATACCAGATTTAAAATAAATAAACCAGGTTGGAATAAAGGCAAAAAGCAAAAGGACTACATGTCGCCTGAAAAAATTGAGAGAACAAAAGCGACTCGATTTAAAAAAGGTCAGGACCCGCATAATACAGTTCCTTTAGGTACGGAGAGAATTTCAAAGGATGGTTATGTTGAAATAAAAATTAGGCACTTAAAAAATGGAGAAGCCAATAATAAAAATTTTGTTTCGAAGCATCGGATGATCTACCAAGAACACTTTGGTCCAATCCCGGAGAATTGCAATGTAGAATTTATTGATGGTAATAGAATGAATTTTGAGCCTTCAAATTTTATTTTAAGGTCTAAGATTGAAAACTTTCTAAAAAATACAATGTCGGATGCTTCGGTTGTAAAGCGTTTTTTAAGGGTTAAGGAACTGGAATTGGTTAATAGAATTATCAAAGACATGCCGGAGGTTATAAAGCTAAAAAGGAATGCCATTAAATTAAACCAAAAAATAAATAAAAAAGAAAATGCAAAATAAACTTAATCAATTTGTAGGGGAACGATTCATTTTCTCGACACTAGAATACAAAGTTCTGGGGGTAAAAATTGTAAATCAAAAAGCAGCTATAAAAACGGACCGTAGGACTTTTGTTTTTTTAGAAAGCGAATTAGATGACTTTATGGAATCAATTAAATTCCTTGATGTAGAAAGTTTCCCTAAAAAGGTAGTTGAGCCAAAAAAAGAGCTGCAAGTGCAGAATATTTGGTCACAAGAACAAAATGTGCCTGAAGTGGCAAAAACATCGGCTTTACAAGCTGAAATTGTTGTAGCTGAGAGCAACGCTCAAAAAGTTTCTAACAAGCTTATGGAGGTGTTTGATTCTCTTGCAGATAACCCAACGGAAGAAACGTATAAAAAAGCTTCTGCCATGGTTAATGTATCGAATTCTATAGTAGCGGTACAAATGGCTCAAATTAAGTTTTTATCGCTTAAAAAGTAAGATTATGGATCACTTCAAACTGCTTCGGGATTTTTGGGACTTTGCATTTGAGAATCCAGAGTTAATATCGCCAAATCATTGTGCCTTGTATTGTTTTATTATCAATCATTCCAATCGATTAGGTCAAAAGAGAAAGTTGGGTTTACCAAGTGGTATGGCTAAAGAGGCTATTGGTATTAAGTGTTATAAGAGTTACATGAAAACTCTTAACGATTTGGTTGAATGGGGGTTTATTGAAATATTAGAAAAGAGTAAGAATCAATATAGTTCTAATATTATTGCTATAGCGTTTAACGATAAAGCAACTACTAAAGCATATGACAAAGCAATGCTAATGCAGTCGCTAAAGCAACACCAAAGCAACACCCAAAGCACTATCCAAAGCACTACCCAAAGCAACACCACTATAGATAAACTAATAACTAATAAAGAAGAACTAATAACTAAGAGAGAAGAAAAAGAAAATTTCGCTCTCTCTTTTTTAGAAATTAATCATCCTTCGGACCATGAAGTTTTAATGATGCAATTCAAGAAGCAAATAAATGATTACGAAAAGTTTTTGCAAATGTTTGAAGCGACTATTGAGCAAGAAGGATTGGAATTTAAAAAAAATGTAATCGTTGGGCGTTTCAAAAAATATGCTTTGAATTGGATTTCGAACCAAAACAAATTTGATGCTCCGGTCATTGATTTAAATGCTAATCAAAATCAACCACAAAGAAAATTTTTTAAAGGATAATGGAAAACGTAAAAAAACCTTTTCAGTACAAAAAAAACGATGGTCCTGTAGTTTCGCTAGAAAAAGGCAAGTTGATGCCTCATTCTTCAGAAATTGAAGAAGCTGTGTTGGGTGCGTTGCTTGTAGATGCAAATTCTATAGATGAATGTTTGATTATATTAAAAACGTCTGAAGTTTTTTATAAAGAATCTCACAAAGTAATTTTTGAAGCTATATCTGGATTGTATGAAAGCAATGAATTGATTGACTTACTGACTGTAGGTGCTAGGCTTCGTTCGATGAATAAGTTTGATGTCGCTGGGGGCGATTATGCTTTGATTTCTTTAACGCAAAAAATTGCTTCGGGTGCGCATATTGAGATACACTCGCGATTGTTGTTGCAGTTTTACATTAAACGTCAATTGATACGTGACGCATCGATAATGCTTAGTACGGCGTATGATTTTGATATTGATTCACTTGAATTGCTAAGTAAATGGGGTGATGCTTTAGATGTATTGCAGGAACAAATTTCATCTGGTAGAAAAAATGTTAGTTACTCTGAAGGATTGGATTTAGTAGAAAAGCGAGTGGAGTTCTTAACGCATAAATCGCCAGAAGAAGTAACGGGTGCGCGCACCGGGTTTAATGTTATTGATCAGTTTACTGGTGGCTATCAACCAGGTGAATTAATTGTTGAAGCGGCACGCCCTGGTATGGGTAAAACTGCTAAAATGTTGAAGTGTGCCTTAGAAAATGCGAGAATTGGTAGTGGCGTTGGAATTATATCTGCCGAAATGTCTGCGGTTCAGTTGATTACAAGAACAGTAGCTATTGACACAAACTTTCATTTAACACAGCTTACAAAAAAAGGTTTTGAAAAGAACGAATACTTCGCAACATTGAGTGCTAATAAACATAGAATGAAGGAGTTCCCAATTTACATTGATGATGCAGCATCGCCAGATATTAGACACGTGCAAGCAACATTGCGTATGTGGAAACGAAAGTTTGATATTAAAATTGCGATTGTTGACTACTTGCAATTGCTTTCAGATACTACAAAATCAGGGAATAGAGAGCAGGAAATCGCCTCTATATCAAGAAAATTAAAGGGATTAGCAAAAGAGTTGGATATTCCCGTAATAGCGTTGTCTCAATTATCTAGAGCTGTAGAAACTCGTGGATCAAGTAAGCGTCCAATGTTATCTGATTTAAGAGAATCAGGAGCGATCGAGCAGGATGCTGACATGGTTACTTTTATTTACAGACCAGAATATTATAATATCGAAGTTGATGAAGAGTTAGCAGAAATGGGTGCAAACACTGAGATAATATTTGCTAAGTACAGAGGTGGTGCGCCTGGTACAACGATAGGATTGCATTGGCAAGGTGATAAGACAAAGTTCGAAGATCCAAAGGTAATACAAGATAGTCACGGTGAGTCTATTGAAGAGCAACCATTGCCGATGGTTTTGCCTGCGGATGCGTTCGAAGAGAATGAAGATAACGGAATAGGTTTTTAATTATGGCGAGCAAACCAAACAAAGTTCAACGAAGCTGGGTTCCTCAGAGAGTAGCATTCGAGCGTGAAAAAGATAATTCATCATTTTATAACTCTTGGCCTTGGAGAAAGTTTGCGAAAAGATTTAAGCAAAATAATCCGTTGTGTTTAGAGTGCGAAAAGAATGGGTTGGTTGTTCCGGTCAAGGTTGTTGATCACATCGTTCGTATCAATGCAGGAGGTGCGCCTCTTGATGAAGCTAATTGTCAAAGTCTTTGTGAAAGTTGTCACAATAGAAAATCTTCGAGTGAGAGCCGTTCCGGGGGGTATGGGGTAAATTCTCGATGATTGGAATCATACCAACATCGCTGTTTAAATAGAATTTTACTCGGAGTGTTAATTTAGGTAGGGGGGTGTAAATAGTTAATAGTATGTATCATGGAAAAATTAAGAATTATAAAAGGGGATGGTGAAGTAGCAGTTGTAAATAAAAATCTATACGAGATTTTAAAAAAACTTCCTGCGCCAAACTCAAAATTTGAATTATCAAAAGAGCAGAAATATTGGTATGAATATTTTGGTCAGCAATTGATTGACACGCAAAAATTAACGAAACCTGATTTAATTCATTTACATCAATTAGCCACTTCAGTAGATTATTATATCCAGGCAGAAAATGAAATTAGAAAGCAAGGATTTCATGGTGGTTTGATACAAACTTTTAAAGGCGGTGCCACAAATGTTTCCGGTTATGTGACAATCCGAGAAAAAATGATAAAAGAAATCAATGAGCTTTCTAAACATTTTGGATTTAGTTTTAAGGACCGAAGTAAATTAGTTGAGCAAAAAGAAACTGATTCAGGACAGCAAGATATTTTTAAGCAGTTTTTGGAAGCTAGTCATGGGTAACGTATCGGTGCTTGTAGATGCCAGCCTACGCACCAACATAAATTCGGCTGGTATTTACAAACACCTGTTATCTTCTAGTTGCGGGTAAATAAACTAAATAAAATGGAAAAAATAAAAACTTACACAATTGAAGGAGCAGATTTTGAAAGAGCAAAATTAAAACATTTAAAAAAACAGATTTTAAGTTTTGATTTAAAAAAAGAAACGATTGAAGATGTCACTAATGTAATTGATGAAGAAATTGAGTTTTTTAATAAATTAATAAAAGACTCAAAATAGCTATAACAAATTTTCTAATTAAAACGAAAACTTAGCAATTGAAGATAACGTTCCTATTTACTCAACACACAAAATCACCAATAACCACAACACTTAAGCTTATGAATTCCGCAAAGTACATCCAAGACTATGAGAGAGATTTGAGATTCATTCACTTCTCAATTGAAACAATCAAAAACTACAGCAGCCAAATAAAACTATTCCTGGCTTATTTTAAAGAAAAAGACAGTCCTAAACATATTTCGGCAGATGAAATTAAGAATTATCTTTTGAATGCCAAAGAAGTTAATTCGCAAAACGCAATGCACTCGGCAATCAAAAAGTTTTATATTTTAACAATCAAACAGACCAGAAAATTCGAATACATAACCTACGCTAAAACAGAAAAGAAAATCCCGTTGGTAATCGATATGGATGAATTGGTAGTTATGATTAATAAAATTGAAAACAAAAAACACAAAGCAATTATTGCTTTGACGGCTTCGGTAGGTTTGCGAGTTTCGGAAGTATTAAATTTAAAACTGGAGCATATTAGCACGCCACTGATGCAAATTAGAATTATTGGTGCAAAAGGTAAAAAAGACCGAATAGTTCCGCTTACGGCAACAACAAGAGAGATAATACGATTGTATTACGTGGAATATCTTCCAAAAGAATACTTATTTAATGGTCAGTTCAGTTTGCAGTATTCATCTGGAAGTTGCAACCAGATAGTAAAAAAATATCTAGGCAAACAATACCACATGCACACGTTACGGCATAGTGCGGCAACCGGATTATTCGAAAAAGGAACAGATCTAAAATTAATATCAGATTTATTGGGGCATACGTCATTAAAAACAACTTCGATTTATGTGCATACTTCGAGTAAGAAATTAAAAAGTTTGCCTTTTGGTATTTAAATTACAAAATGAGGTTTCCCGTAAAATAATTAAAAAACAAAAAAATAGGTTTGCGCTGTTTTAAGGTAATAATTCCGAAAAATTAATATCTAGAGCTTTGCAAATTTTAAAAAGGGAACCAATGGTAGTGTTAATTTCACCCCGTTCAATTCTACCTATTTGGTTAATTGGAATATTGGCATCATGAGAAAGTGTGGCTTGCGAAAGATTCTTAGACAATCTTTTTTCTCTAAGTTTTTGCCCAACATTTTTAATAAATATTTTTTCTATTTTTTCTAACACGCATCAAAAGTGCAGTTATATTTTAAAATAACATAACACAAATATGTGTTATTTGTAATCGTTTTACAGCATTAAAAAGAAAACAATTTTATGAAAGTTAATCCAGGAACAGAAGTTCAATTCGAAAATAAAGAGTTTAGGTATTGCGCAGATCAAGATGGTGATGTGAGATTTGATACTTGGGTTTTAAAATCACCAGGTAATATATTGAAGTTTGTAAAAGAAGGTTTTGAGGTTAAAATTATTACAAGCAAGTTCCCACACGGATTTTACGGCTACGGTTTTGGCGGCAATGCTTTACATGATATACAGCAATGTTACTGCTCAGGCACTTTGGATACTAAAACTTTCAAAACAGAATTTGAAGCGCAATGTGCAGCTATCAACTATGTTTTGAAATACCAGCTACCTTCAGACTGGCACCGACATTTTATTCGCTTGCAAATGACTGAATTTGTAAATCCAAAAACACTTTTTTAATGAAACCAACACAAAAACAGCTTAATTCCGTTCCTTTTCAGTACGCAAATGATGTGCGTACAGGAAAAATAATCGTCGGAAAACGCATTAAGCAAGCCGTGGAGCGATTTTACTCTTGGCTTGAAGATGCTGAAATTGATGGTTTTGTCCTGGACCACGAAAAAGGAATGCGCATCCTTAGTTTTTACCCTACTTTTTTAAACCACACTATAGGAAAATTGGCAGGCAAACCTTTTTTTTTAGCACCGTTTCAGCAATTCACCATGTATAATATTTTTGGATGGATAAATGCAACATCAGGATTTCGCAGGATTAATACCGTTTATGATAAACGAGCTAAAAAAAACGGGAAAACCGCTGAAATGGCGGGACTGGCATTATACGCGCTTTCCTTTGATTTAGAAATGGAAGCACAAGTTTATGTTGGGGCCACAAAGGAAGAGCAAGCGCGCATCTGTTGGAAACAAGCAAAAATGTACATTGAAAGTCCGGTGGCAAATCCTGCCTTGCGTAAAATGGGTTTTTACTGCCTTCAAAAGATAATCGGATTCAAAAATACAGGATCTACCATGATGCCATTGGGTGGCGATTCTAAAACACAAGATGGTATCAATTGCCATGTAGGTATCATTGACGAATATCATGCTCACAAAGATGATTCTGTAAAAGAAAACCTTGAATCTTCTACCGTGCAAAGAGCGCAGCCATTAATTTACCAAATTACAACTGCAGGTGCTAATGTACAATCTGCCTGCAAAAACTATGAAGATTCTGTTATTGAAGTTTTGGAAGGTCGAAATATAGATCACTCACTTTGGATTATGATTCACGACATCGACCAGGAAGATTTAAAAACTCCTGAAAGTTGGGAAAATAAGGAATTATGGATAAAAGCAAATCCGCTTCTAGGAAATGGTTTAGCACTCGAGGGAATCGAAAAGGAATTTGTGAAAGCATTAAACCAACCTTCAAAAATTAGAAATTTTAAAACAAAAAATTTAAATATGTGGGTCGATCAGCAGTTTTCGTGGATTTACAACGAGGATTGGATGAAAAACAAAGTCGATGAAATCTCAATGGAAAAATTCATAAAATACGGAGCTTATGCCGGACTGGACCTTTCTACAACTACTGATTTAAGTGCCTATGCTATTTTATCGGAACCAGACGAAAATATGGAGCGTTATCTTAAAATTTGGCTTTTTTGTCCAAAAGATACTATCGAAAAACGATCTAAGGAAGATCGCGTTCCTTATCAATATTGGGCGGACCGAGGTTATATTATAGCAACGCCTGGAAACGTAATCGATTATTTTGTGATTTCTGATATAATCAAATCCACCTTTCACGAACACAAAGTTATCCGACTCGAATACGATCGCTACAACGCTACACAATTAATACAGGAATTACAGGAAGACGGTTTAAATGTCTCTGAGTTTTCCCAGGCTATTGGAACAATTTCGGCACCCACAAAAGAGTTTGAAAAACTAGTGTATTCCGGTAAAATAAAACACGATGGGAATCCCGCCTTGTCGTGGATGCTAGCGTCTTGCGTTATTTATACAGATGCTAATGAAAATATAAAAGTGCACAAAGGACGTTCCGGTGCAAATGGTCGCCGTGTCGATGGGATTATTGCGACAATAAATGCGTTGGGTGGCTCGATGTCAACGCCTGAAGAAACAAACGAAAGTGTCTACAACCGAGAAGATACACAATTCACTTGCTAACTAAAATTAATTATTAATATGAATGCAGTCGAAGAAAATGCCCTTAGAATTTACATCGCTAAAATTGAAAAACAAAACGAGCAAATGCGAGAGCTCTCTACTAGAAAAGGTTTTTATGCCGCCTATTTTGTAGCGTTGAAAACCGCAAAATCCAACAAAGCAGCTTTTGATACTATAAATGAAACCTATCATGAATTATTCGGCAATTATCGCTATTCAGATTGGAACTCCTTCAAGAAAATGACAAACTATTACAATAATCAAAAAAAATAAAATGAAAATAGCAATTATAATTCTACTTACTTTCTTTTTCGCATTTGCCACCAGTGCGTTATTTGAATTCAATTTTATAACTACAAATCCAGTACGGTATGCGCTAGTAGTTTTTTTAATCAGCATAGAATTACTAACTGGATTTTTTTATATAAAATCTGAAATAAAAAAATAATATTAATCAATAAAAATAGAAAAGTGGAAAATCCAAAAATTAAAACAAAAGTTGTTCAATCTGAATCAAAAGATGCTTGGAATATAATTGGAATAAGTTTAGCAAAAAAATATAAGGTAGCAAGAATTCCATATTTAATTATTAAAGACTGTCCAAACTTAAATGAAACAAGAAAAGAAGAAGCATTAAGACATGCTAAATTTATAAGCGAATGTTTTAATAAATCAGATAAGATTGTGCATATACTCTAATGAAGGTATATCTCTAAATAGAGAATCAATCTAATAATTAATAATCCTTAATTTAAAAAACGTGTCAGAAAATCTAAAAGTAGAAAACATTGCAAAAGCAATAAGGTTATTGCCAAAACCTAAAACATACCAAGCTACAACAGTTACTGTAGCAGTGGGAAAACTAAAATACACCTTCGAAAAAGTAAAAGACGAATGGTATTATAAATTTTAACCTATGAAAATATTCCTGCAATCATTTTTTCAAATAGGGTTAGTAGCGATAAACACGATGTTGATCTCAAAAGGGATTTACATCGGTGTTTTTATAGTCTCGTTTTTAATTAGCTTGCTTTGGGCTTTTAATGTTTCTAAAGTAGCAATATCAACAATCAAGCAAAAATTAATTTACGCATTGGGTGCTGGGTGTGGAGCTGTGATTGGATTAGTTTTAATATCTTTATTCTTTAAATAAATCATAAAACAATGGCAGATAAAAAAGCAGATATTTTAGAAAAAGTAAGTGCTCGTGAATTTTTAAATGAGCTGAACAAAAAAATTAAGAAGTACGAAAAAAAATCTTTAAATGAAATTCCAACATGTGATGTACAGGATGTTTGGAATTGGATTCGAAAAACAGAAGAAAAAATAATAAAAAATTATGGAAATTAAAAAGATACTAGTAAATCCGTAAAATACGCGGATCATTAACAAAGTTGAATAATTCAACCATTTAGAAAGCATCGTTAAAATACTTTTACACCTAAATCGATGGCGTAATGAGTTTGAACGGTGCTTTTAGCGAAATGTTTGCTTCTCAAAAAAGAAGTGTAAATACTGATAATTCCTATTTTTCGGGATTTGGAGGTATTTTTTCGCTTGGTACTTCGGGTACTAATATGAATGCTTCGAGAGCATTAAAACTTTCTGCATTTTACAATGGTGTTGATCAAATATCAAATGACATTGCGAAAATCCCTTTTTCGATATATCAAAAAGACGGTAAAGACCGTGTTTCAAGAACAAATCACCCTGCTTACAATGTAATTGCTATAGAGCCAAATTCACTAATGACATCCTTTGTTTTTCGTAAAACAATGGCTGTTTCTTTTTTGGTTAAAGGAAACGCTTTAGCAAAAATCAATTCTGATAAAGCAGGAAAGCCTATATCTACAGATTTTATTAACTGGGATAGAGTGGATGATATTCGAATAAAAAACGGTGTATTGCTTTATTATGTTTCTGGTTATAAATATCCATTATTATCTTCTGAAGTATTACATTTTAAAAACTTCTCTCACAACGGAATAAGCGGTGTGGGAGTCATTACAAATGCAGCACAACAATTGAACCTGGCTATTGAAGTACAGGAATTTTCGGCAACAAATTTCGAAAATAAAGGCGTTCGTCAAGGGGTTGTTGAGACTGATAAAGTAATATCAAAAGATACGTCAAAACTGGCAATCGCTGCGGCTATTCAAGGTGCTTTTTCTCAAAAAGACGCAACGCGTGTGGCAGTTCTTGATGAAGGTATGAAGTGGAAAGCTATTACAGTAACACCTCAAGAAGCGCAAATTATCGAGCAAGCACGTTTCAGCATTGAAGATATTGCACGTTGGTTAAACATTGCGCCTCACAAAATTAAGTCTTTACAACAATCTACTAATAATAATATCGAGCAACAGTCTTTGGACCACGTGAGCGATACGATACAGCCTCACATTACAAATTGGGAACAGGAATATGCTAAAAAATTATTCCTTCCTTCTGATATTCTGGAAGGATATTATGTGCGTGCAAATATGAATGTATTGCTTCGATCAGATATTAAATCCCGTGGAGAATATTACGGTAAAGCGGTAAATGGTGGATGGATGAATAGAAATGAAGTGCGACAATTAGAAGATATGAATGCGGGTCCGGAATTGTTAGAGGAATTTTTAACGCCTGTTAACACGTTTACCGAATCACAAATAAAAAACAATTTAAAAACGGCTCAAGATGGAAAGTAAAGATTATATAAAAAACCTTAGCGATACGGCAGAACGCCGATTCTTTTCATCTGAAGTTCGTGCTGAAAAGCGGGAAGATACGCTCGAAGGAACAGCTTCGGTAATTGAAGGTTATGCAGCCAAATTTAATTCTGATACTGTGATTGGTCATTATTACCAGTTCAGAGAAAAGATTAGTCCAGGTGCGTTTGATGATGTTTTAAATGATGACGTCCGTTGCCTTTTTAATCATAATCCAAACTACGTTTTGGCACGTTCCAAAGAAGGAAAAGGAACTTTAACGCTATCGGTTGATGAAATTGGATTAAAATATTCTTATGTAACGCCTGAAAGGTCTTTTGCAAAGGATTTAGAAGATGCAATCGCTTTAGGGGATGTTTCTCAATCATCATTTGCTTTTGATATTGAAGAGCAAACTTGGACTGAAGTAGATGGCGAAATACCGATGCGTACTATTGTACGATTTAAAAAACTATATGATGTGGCTCCAGTAACTTATCCTGCGTATGCAGATACGGAAGTAGCAAAAAGAAGTTTAGATGCTTTTATCGAAAAAACACACCCGAAAGACGATTCAAAAGAGACTCGCTCGGATAACAATAAAGAGCTCAACGCTTTTGACGCTCAATTAATTATTAATTCAAATTTATAACAAGCAAATGAAAAAGTCTGCTATTTTATTACAACAACGAGCTCAAAAGATTGAGTCTCAAAAAGCGCTTCATGCCACTGCTGAAGGCGAAAAAAGAAGCTTGAATGAGACTGAAACAGCAACGTTTCGTTCTCTTCAAACAGAGATTGAAGGTCTTACGGGTCAATATAATGATGCGTTAGCTTACGAAGAAAATCTTCGTTCAATGGAGGGATCAGAAGGAACTGATTTTGTAGGCGAAGGAGAATCTGTAAAGAAAAAAAAGCCTGCGCAACGTGCTTACTCTCTTGCAGCGCACATTCGCGGTGCAATGGGCGGGAAGTTGACGGGTGCTGAGAAAGAAGCTCAGGAAAAAGGAATTGCGGAACGTCAAGCGCGTGGTTTAGAAATAAACGAAAAAGCGGTTTACATTCCAGAGGAATTAATGACGAGAGCGACACAGCAAACTGTTACGCAGGATGCAGGTGAGTTTGGTGGTCAATTAGTTTCTAATGCCGCGCCAAGATTAATTGATGGTTTTATGCCAAAATTATTCTTGGAAGATATGGGTGCTAATGTTTGGACTGGTTTAACTGGTGGCGACATTCCTTTGCCAGTATCTTCAAACTACACTTTTGAATGGTTAGAAGAAGGTGCAGCAATTACAGGTCAAAAACAAAAGTTTGTTGGTCCTAAATTGTCTCCAAAACGTGCTGGTGCTTTAGTGTCAATCACTAAAAAATTATTGATGCAAACTTCTATTGATGTAGAAGCTACAATTAGAACGAGATTGCAAGATGGAATCCGTAGAACATTGGAAGGTGTCGCTATTCAAGGTTTAGCAGCAAACAATCAGCCAGTTGGTATTTTAAATAAAGTGGGTGTTACGGCTTCTGTAAATCAAGTTGCAGCTGGTGCTCCTACTTATGCAAATGTGGTAGAATTGCAAGGATT